CGAAGCCGGGCTGGGTCGAGCACGACGCGATGGAGATCTGGGAGCGCTCGAAGGAGGTAATCCGGGTCGCTCTGCAGAAGACCGGCCTCAAGGCCTCGGACCTCGCCGCGGTGGGCATCACCAACCAGCGCGAGACCGCGGTGGTCTGGGACAAGAAGACCGGCAAGCCGGTCCACAACGCCATCGTCTGGCAGGACACCCGCACCGACACCATCTGCAACGAGCTGGCCAAGGACGGCGGCCAGGACCGCTTCCGGGCCAAGGTCGGCCTGCCCCTGGCCACCTACTTCTCCGGCTCTACTATAAAGAAAACACGACCAAAATAGAATCAACTTTTCCGGAACTTCTTACATCTAATGTACCTACCCTCACCGGCCCACGCCAATTCTACTTCCTCTGATTTAACCGAATGGTTTTCACAACAAACGAATCTCACCTTCGTCGGAACGTACGATCACGCACCCCCTCACACAGCATATACTAATCCTGTTGCACTAAAGAATCATCAAACTACACTGATGCATGCTTTCAAGCATTATCTTTATGAACATGAAATTGACCTTATCACTAAGCAATTTCGACGCTCAGACGCAACAATGGAAGCTATACTTACTGACTTCTTCGCGACGGATGTCCCCCCATTTGATATCGATTTATCTAATCTACATATCGACAAAGGACTCAACTGCATGTACAATGCATTTAAACCGCCCAATCGATGCCAACCAGTACACCTACTGGACATCAAACACCACTATCACTACAAGTGGCAAGTCAACTCAGAGCCTCCATTCTCAACAGATGCATATTTCCTCAAATTAAGACCAACCTTCCGTGAATTTATTCAAACTCACGAAATGAAGTACATTGATCAAGCGGATTTTGAACGACGACATGGTTCTGATCATTCAGACACCTTCCTCGACACAATCACGCCAGCCAAATTTGGCTTTCAACGTGCTCAAGTCTTTTCATGGACACGACGATGGCACCACGTCATCAAAAGTGGCTTCACAGATCTCGCAGGTCTCTATCCAGACGACCCATATCTTAAGAAGCGTTACATCTTCCCTATGCTCCTACATACCAAAACTGCTATCGTCAAGAAAGACGACCCAAACAAGATGCGCACCATCTGGGGCTGTTCAAAGCCTTGGATACTCGCTGACACCATATTCTGGTGGGAATACTTAGCATGGATCAAACTCAATCCCGGCATTACACCAATGCTCTGGGGATTTGAAACATTTACAGGCGGATGGATGCGACTCAACCTCGCCCTTACTTCATCCCTTGCTAGATCCAGCTTCCTCACCCTCGACTGGTCTCGCTTTGACAAGAAAGCTTACTTTAAGCTTATCCTTGCCATACTCAACCGCGTCCGTCACTTTCTCGATTTTACGCATGGCTACGTCCCTACCGTTCTCTATCCGGCTTACCCCCAATGGACAGAACAAAAGACAGAATGCCTCAACAATCTATGGAATTGGACACTTGAATGTATATTCAAAAGTCCTATCGTTTTACCTAACGGTGAAATGTACATCCGTAATTTTGCAGGAATACCTTCTGGCTTATTCATCACTCAACTACTTGATTCATGGTATAACTATACTATGCTAGCTTCACTTCTTTCAATGCTCGACATTGACCCTGAAACTACAATCATCAAAGTACAAGGAGACGACTCAATCATACGCCTTGGTACCCTCATCCCGCCCGCACAACATGATCATTTTCTCGACCGTGTATCAGAACTCGCTAAACTACACTTTAACGCTGATATCTCACGTGAAAAATCTGAACTTCATGCATCTCTTCAACGATGCGAAGTTTTATCATACCGAAACAACCGCGGTATACCTATGCGCGACGAGATCAAGATGCTATCCCAATTTTACTTCACACGAAGTAGGGATCCATCACCTGACATCACTATGGCACAAGCTATCGGCTTTGCCTATGCAAGTTGTGGTCACCACGACCGTGTCTATCGCGTTTGCGAAGACATTTACAACTATTACCTCCGTCAGGGCTACTCACCTAACCGTGCTGGTATCACTGCCATTTTCGGCAATTCACCAGATAACATTGCGTTTCCTTTCTCATTGGACCACTTCCCTTTGAAAAGTGAAATTCAGCAATTCTACTTACACACAGAGTACCGTAATGAAGAATCAATAAAAGCCACATGGCCTTTAGACTACTTTCTTCGTTCACCGGGCACTTTCTGTTAGTATTACTTTTATAATAAAAGAAAAACCAAAAAAATAC